TTTAAAAATTCTTTTAACGGTAATTGTTTTCTCTCAGAAAAATGTTTAGCTGCATTTAATCTAGATGTTGAAATGGTCCTTGAAATAGTTTCTTGGGTTGTATCTTGTTTGTAGTAAAATCCAAATACCATAATTTTGTTTAATATAATGTTTCCGTACTAAATATCCAAGTTATACAAATTTAAGATTATTTTCTCTATCATGTTGGATATAATTACCCCATTTGTATTTAGCATATTCATGACAAGCCATTTCGTACTGTTTAGATGCTTGTACTTGTTCTGGTGTTTTAGCTGTTAGGCTAACAAAGTGATAAAAATGAACATTGTATGTTCTTAACATTTTCATTCCGTTCATTTGACACTTCATAAAAAATTCCCAATCAGCTACAAACCCAGAAGGTGAAGGATAAGATTCATCAAATCCACCTATTTTCAAATAATCTTTTTTAGACATAAAAAACGGAAACGTTGAACCATTTTCTTCTACTAAAGGATGAGATACTGTTGAAGCATAACCTTGAAATGCTTCTAAATCAAATGTTTTAGGATCGCGTCCCAAATCATAGATTTTAAATTGTTTAAACATACTATCATAAGGTTCAATTTGATTAGGTGATATTACACTATTGTCCTCATAAGCGTTTTCTAAGTTAACATCCCAATCTTTAGGAGCAACATTATCATCATTTACAATTAATACTTTATTGTATGAAGCATTATAAACACCTAAATTAGTAGCTCTAACTGTACCTACATTTTGTTCTAAATTTAAAACATCAATATTTTCAGAATGTTTTTCTAGTACATCTTTGTTTATATCATAAAATCCATCTACGACAACTATAATTTGGTTTTTATTTTTTTGTCCTTTGATTAAAGACTCTAAACATAAGTCTAAAGCATCAGGTGTTTTGTATGTTGGGATAATAACTGAAATCATAATGTTTAAATTGTTTTATAATATCCTCCTAATTGGAATTTTGTTTTAGTATTAATTGAACCATGTTCACTAGGTTTGTAATTAGTATATTTCATCACTCTAAAATCAACACTCACTCTAGCTTTACCTGTGGTGTTAATTTTATTTCCGTGGGTTAAATTACTTCCATCCCATTGAATAGTTTCTCCATACTTACAATTCATTGGAGCAAAATCACCTTTATCTTCTTCTGATTCAGCCCAAATGGTGTTAGTATCAAAAGCATCTGTAAATGGTAAGAAGAAATTATCTTCATGTACTGTTAACGCCCACTCAATATCTCTATATGCTTTGTCTTTATGATACTCACCTACCGCTATATTGTTAGGATAAGCAACTCTAAATGTAGGTATCGCCTGGTATACTATCTGTTCATTATAAACGGGTTTAATAACGTTTAAAATGAAATTATCATATAATTGAATGAATTCCTCAGTACGAGCCCATTCATAATATAGTTTATGGTATTTGGTACTTTGATCTTGTTCTCTACTAAACACTTCAATATTGTCATTTAATAAAGATAAATCTTCAACCCCAAATAAGTTTTCTACTTTTTTCTTAAAAGGAAAATCTTCTATATTGTATTGTATTATTTTCATATTTTATATTTCCATTTAAACCCACCACAACTTTTGTTTTTTCCTTTAAGACATTGAGTCAATGAACCACGATCAATATTTAATTCAATAGAAGCATCTATAGAACCTCCCCATTCTTTAATATAATTATTATTCATATCTAGTTGTATTATTGGTTTTTTTATTTTATTATTTTTTTTAATTTTAGTTTCTGATGATTGTTTTTTTCCTGTCATTATTTTCCTCATGCGTTCTGCAAAGCCTATAGGTTTAGGTTTACGTAATTTTTCTTTAAATTCTTCTGATTTAGGAAATGACTTTCCTCCGGGTTGCATATTTAGTCCTTTTTTGTAACTATCATATTTTTTTATATAATATATTTCTTTTTCATTTAAAACTTCAGCACTACATTCTTCAATAACTTCAAAATTATGATTTTCAATTCCATACTTAATTAAACTATTATATATTTTCTTTTGTGAAAATATATTTCCATTTAATCTTTTATACTTACCTAATCTATGATTAATATCAATTGATTGACCAATGTATACTTTTCCTTTTGGATTAGTTATTTTATAAATTCCTATCATAATTTATTATTTTATTTATAATAAATATCCAATCTGTTAGGAAAAACTAACTATTTTATCCCATTGACAGAGTGGAGTTAACCAAGCTGTTTCTCCATGAGTTGAATATCCTGGTATAGGTGTTATTAGTAATTCATTTGTTTCTCTTAATTCTATAAACATAGGAAAATCATTTGGGTGAGTTCCTTCAGTCCATTTTCTTAAAACAGGCTCAACTCGTTTTAAAGTAGACACTTTAGAAGCAAAAGTCATAGTTGTACTGTTAGTTATTTTCCAATGAGTAGAATCAGTTAAATACACTCTAGTATCTTCAGCTCCACCATCACAATAAGGATTACCTCCTTGAGACGGCGACATATACTTATCAGGATGATCATATAATGCAACAAATGAAGCCTCTAAACCAAATCCTTCTTCTAATATTTTATCTGAGCCTGGTTTATGTAGGTAATCGTTTTCTACAAAGTAGATTATTTCATCATCACTATAAGTTAAAGCCATGTCTAAAGCTAAATTAAAAGTTCCAGCTCCATGACCAACAGATACAGTTGTTATAGCGTTAGGATGAACATATTTCATAATCATCTTTAAAGTAGGTTCACTACAATTATCAGCTATAATATAAAGGTTTTCATTACCAAATACACTAACAAAGTTTTTTAAACAATTTTCATTGTTGATGTAATCAGGTTTTACTTTATTATAACCTGCATCTGATATTCTATAAATTATTTTCATTTGATCTTTTTAATAATAGTAAATCCATTGTTGTTTTTAAATCTTTTTTCAAGTACCCATTCTGTTTTATTTTCTTCTAAAAATTCTTCTATCGCGGGCCAAATTCCTTTTCCTGAAGATTTACCTTCCCAGGTGTTTTCATGTTCGTTTGTTTCGTCTTCAAATTCAAAAGAAGTTGTATCATGAAAACAAATATATTTATTTACTTTTCCTGAATGGAGTTTTAATTCTTGTTTCAATTGATCATAAGCATGCCAAGTGTCTATAAATAATAAATCGGTTTGTTCGATTTCTATTTTTAAAACATCAGCAATTTTAAACTCAAAATTAAGATCATAAGCTTCTGCTGTGTCATAAACACTTTGAATATCGCCTCCCCATTTAGCAGGATCATGAAGGTCATAGCAAGTTAATTTTTTAGGACCACAAGCTAACCAACCCCAAGTTGAAAAAATACCCCTAACACCCATTTCGGTAATTGTCTCACACTCACTCCCATACTTTATAATAGTGGGCATATGCTCATTAATATCTGAGGGTGTTGTATGAAGTTGATTCACTACTTGTTCTAAATCGTATACCATATTTTATAGGATTATTTTTTTACAATATAGCAACCTGCTGGGAAACCTGAATCATCGTTTGTATAGGTGTTACTTAAGAATAATTTTTCATCTGTAACTGGGTGTAAAAGATATTCTTCTAAGTTTCTTTGTTTAAAAAATACTTTAATAGCATCTAATGTTTCATATAAACAAGAGTCATCAAACGTAATGTATCCTCCTGGTTGTACTTTATCATATAGTTCTTCTAAGATTTCAAGTGTGGCTGAATAAGCATCTACATCTACTCTTAATAATGAAACTTTTTCAATACCTGATGTTGGTAAAGTATCTTTAACAAATCCTTTTAAGAATTTAATTCTTTCTTCATCTCCTAAACCATAAGTTTTAAAATGGTCTTGTACTTCTTCCAAACTAATTGCTATAGGACCTACAGCGTTATGTGTAAAGTGATGAGTGTGTCTTTCTTTATTGTAGTTGTGTTTAGCATTTTCTAATGGTTGAAAACCCTCATATGAGTCACACACCCAAATGTTTTTGTCTTGAAAAACATAACTTAGGAAGATAGAAAATCCTCCTCTCCAAACTCCACATTCTACTATATCGCCTTCTACCTCTGATATTTTATCATGGTGTTTGAATATTACTTTAAATTCATCAGGTCTTACCATTGTGATCTTATTGTCTATAAGATCTTGGACTAAATCTTCGTATGTTGTAATTGTTTTCATATTAAATTATAATTATATTTTGTTCTGGGTATGGGAAATGGCAAATGCCTTCAATCATTATATTTTTATGGCTTGGGTCATGAATATTTTCATGTTTTATTGTTTCTAATAATGTATAGTACTTTTTTAAAGGAACCAAACTATACTTAGATAAATTGTTTCTTTCAATACATTCTCTTAATAATGTTTCACAACTTCTAAATCCATACTCCCAAGCTTTTCCATTGTAACCAGGTGTGTTTAAAGTTTTTAAATAGATTTCAGTGACGTGGTCTTTATCATTTAAATGATCGGTTTTAGAAACGTTTATGAAGTAAAAATTAGTTTGTGGATAAAAATCTTTATTGATGATTTCATTAAAATCAAAATTATACTTTACCATCCCTCCATAACCGATTCCGTTCATATAATAAAAATCAGCGTCATCAACTTCTTTATCTAAAATAGATTCTTGAAAAACAACATCGTTAGCGGATTTACAAAGCCACTCAATGTTATTTTCTTTACAATAATCAAATACCACATCATCTAAATCACAATATCCAAAATTAGGACCTCTATTTACTTCTAAGTCTATAATAACACATTCTGGAAAGTATTTTTTCCAAAGCTGAGTATTTAAGTTGATTAGGGTGTGATTGTATTCTTTATAGTTGGTAGCGATTATAATGTTTTTAAATTCTTTTAATACAGGAAGATTAAATAGGATGTATTGTTCTATAAGGTCAACATCTTCTTCTTTAGCTACATAACCTATAGTTCCGTAATAACTTTTATTGATTAATTCTTTTAATTTCATTATTTAATTTATCTAAATTCATTGTTGTATTTTTAGGAACATAATGAGGGGCGGTTATACTTTTTACTTCTTTCCCTGATTCAAGGGCCATATCATATATAGACTTAATGTGAGTGCCTACATTGAATACTCCTTCAGAATCATTTTTGATTAAAGAAATAATTATAGAGGCTATTTTATCAACTAAATCACCATTAGTTATAATATCACTCCAAGCACTATCGTAAGGAAAAGGACTCGGTTTATGAGACTCTCTACAAATCAAATACTTTTTACTTTTTAATTGTACATAAAAGTCTCCAGCTAATTTAGTATAACCATACCAAGTTGGTACTGGGATGGGTAAGTCTTCTTCTGTTGCTTCATTCACTGAATTAGTGTAAAGATAATCTGTTGATATATGGACTAGTTTTTTATTATATTGATTACAATAATCAACTAAGTCGGCAACTGCTTTATAGTTAATATCCCAGTTTTGTTGTTTATCCTCGCTATACGTTTGAGTAAACGCAATACAATTAACTATTGTATCATATGGTGATAAAAGAGAAGACCACGTTGTTATATCAACAATATTTAAATTATCTTTTTTTCTAGAAAAATAGTCCCAATTTGTTTGTTTAACTATTTCCTTACCTAGCAACCCGTCTCCTAAAACCGCTACTTTCATTTAAAACTTTTTAATGGTGTCTTCAATATAACTAAACACGTTTTCATTATAATGAGGAGCAGCGCCTATAAAAAATACTTTATCTAACACTTTATTAGCTTCAGGATATTGTTTATAGTCATCTAAGAATGAGTATCCAGAATGCATTAAAATGTTTCCAGCGAAATAATTTCTTGTTTGTATTTTATTTGCTTCAAGATATTCTACTAGTTTATGTTTTAATCCTGGTTCTTCACAAATAAATGGAGTACCAAACCAACATGGGTCTGCTTTATCTAAAGCTATAGGAGTTCTAATACCTGGAATATTATCTGTGAATATTTTTTCAATTGTTTCTTTTGATGTTTTTCTACGAGATTCAATTTCATCAAATTTAGTTAATTGGATTGAACCTATAGCACCTTGTAAATCTAAAGGTTTTAAATTGTAACCCATATTAGAAAAAACATACTTATGATCTATAACACCATCATAAGTGTCTAACCAGTTATCAAATCTCTTACCACAAGTACCACAAGACAATAAGTTAGCTGATCCTACACAATAACAATCTCGTCCCCACCAAGCTATACTGACCATGATTTTCTTTAATTCTTCATCATTAGTACAAACCATTCCGCCTTCACCTGTTGAAATATGATGTGCTGGATAGAATGAGTTTGAGAATGCAATAGCATATTCATTTAAGTACTTATTATCCCATTTAGAACCTAAACTATCACAATTATCAAGAACAAGTTTTAAATCATACTTTTCACAGATTTCAATTAATTTATCAAAGTCAGGTGGATTACCTAATACAGGAGAAACAAAAATAGCTTTAGTACGAGGTGTGATCTTAGCTTCAAGTTGAGTTAAATCAAAATTTAAAGTATCCCATTCAATATCAATAAAAATAGGTTTTAATCTATTTTGATAAATAACAGAAATAGTAGTAGCGAATCCAACAGGTGAAACTATAATTTCATCTTCATCCTGCCAGTTAAATCTTTTCTTTAAAGCAGTCATCAAAACTAAATTAGCTGATGATCCTGAATTAACCATAAATGAGTATTTAGTATTAAATGTTTTACTAAATGTTCTTTCAAACATAAAGACACTTTCACCAGATGTGATCCATCTTCCATTTAAAAAGGAATTAATGGCTGCTTCTGTTTCTTTATTATCCCAATAAGGACCAGAATAATAAATAGGTGTTGTTCCTGGTTTGAATTCTTTCGAATTATAAATGTAAGGGGCAACGTGGTTGCCGATTAAGTTCTCAATGTTTTCTTTTGAAATCATAACGTGTTGTAATAACTATTTTGTTTTTCTTGTTTTTGTATTGTTTTAGTATGGTTAATTGAAAATTCAGTTACTTCAGGTAATGAAGAATATTGTTTATATCCTACTAACACTTCATGTACTTTATTTTGCCATCTAATGTCAGGTGAATTTTTATAGATTCTACCTTGTTTATCTGGAAAATTGATTCTGTTTAAGTTGTCTAATCTCCAGCCCCATTTTTGAATGTGTTCTTGAGTTATACCTTCTACAAAGTTTTCTCTTGAAACCCAATAAAAATCTACTTCAGGGTTATTTTCTATAATAGTTGGCAGGTACTGTATGAGATAAGGATTAGGGAGCTCATCAGCGTCAATGTTAAAAATATAATCTCCTTTACATAAAGAGGATAATTTATTTTTCCAATTCGCGAAATGACCATCAAAATTATCTTCAA